CAATCGGTCGTGGAATCGGTACACGCTGGGGCGTCTGGGCTGTCCGCATCCCACCGCGGCGGCGGCCCTCAATCGCGTTGTTCAACAACTGGGCATTAGATCGATGGCGGACTTGGCGGCGAACGTTCACCGCATCGGCGCCTACAAAGGGCTCGGCGTCACCGCGTACTGGACCGTCCTGGCGATCCTGCGCGAAGCGGGCTTCGATGTGGCCGCGGTCCACGAGGAACCCGTCACCTATCTGACGATGAAAGCGCGCGCGCGGCGCCATGCCGCGAAGCACAAGCCACCGAAGAAACGGCGCGCCGGTCCGCCCTCGGAGTCGTCGGAATGAATGACTGTCTGCACGCGTGGATCATCCTGCGCCGCGTGACGCACGCGGAGATTGACGAAGCCGATGCCATCGCGCACACCGGGATCACCGTGGTCGCGTGTCGGCATTGCCGCGTCGTTGAATTGTTTCCCATCGAAAACGCGGCGCTGCTCACCGAGCGCTATCTGACGGCGCTGCGTCTCGACCTCGCCGCCGACAACTGGAATCTGCCCAACTTTTTTTTTCACAAGGAGCCGACCGAATGACCCGACAGGAATTGCACGACCTTGCCGCCGCTGGTGTGGCCAATCGGATTCGCGACATCGAACGCGAGCTCGCCGAGTATCACCGCGAATGGCCCACGCTGTTTCTGACACCGACGCCGCCGCAACTGTTGGCCGCGGCGAAAAAGGCGGCGGCGCAGAATGGCAACGGCGCCGCCCACTGGCCCGCGGTCGCCGCGCCGCTGCCGGGACTGGCAGGCAAGATCCTGACGGTGCTGGCGACCACCGAACAGGCGACCACCGCGAAAATCAAATCGGCGCTGGGCGCCAGCGATTCGGGCTTGAATCGAGCGATCAACAATCTGGTCGCCGCCGGGCGCCTCGTGAAGCGTGAACGCGGCGTCTACACCACTGAGGGCGCCATCCCCGATGCGCCGATGCCGAAGCGCAAAACGTGGACACCCACGCAGCGCAAAGCGGCGGCGACCCGGATGCGCGCCATGCACAAGGACGGGCGCATCGCGAGAGGGATCGCGAAGGCCAAACGCGCGAAACAAGTGTAACGGCCCGGGCGCTCTAATTTTTGGTACACTCGGGACCGCCCATGCCGCGCGGTCCTGGCCGCCCGCCCCTGACGCCGGATAACAAACCGGCCGTCGTGCAGGTGCTTGTCCCATCCTCCGATTACGACCGCGCCTACGACTGCTCACAACGCACCGGCCTGAGCGTGCCCGAGCTGCTGCGCCGCGGCCTGCGCCGCGAACTGGCCGACCGCGACGACGACGAATAAACCAAACATAAATTCATTCGCCTGCGGTTGTGCTCGACACTGATCCGCGGTGTGGTGGCAACCGCCCTGCCTCTATCGAACTGTTGTCGTCAATCTGATCGCTGACCCTGAGTCCGCGATTCAAGGCGTGCTGTGGCGCAGCCGCGGGTCGTGGCTGACGATTCGCAAGGCGTCGATTCTGAAACCGAACCTCGCGCCGATGGCGGTCGATGGCGATGTGATCGTCCACCGCGCCAATGTGAATTTTGTGCAGGTCTTGCCCGAATGATCGTCCAGAGCAAGGGCACACTCAAAAACATCGGGACACCGGCGGCCTCGTTGCCGGACTACGGCAATAGCTACGGCCTGCATCACCTGACGCCCTACACCTATGGGGCGCTCTATCGCACCCAACCCAACGTCCGCACGGTGGTGGATTTCATCGCGCGCAACATTGCGCAGGTCGCGCCGCTCGCGTACCGCCGCGTGTCTGATCTGGATCGCGAGCGCTTGCCCGATCACGAACTGGTGCAATGGCTCGGCAATCCGAACCCGGGCACGTGTCGCTATCGCCTGTTCGAGAGTTTGATGCAAGACCTCGGCGTGTACTTCAACGCCTACTGGCTGAAGATCCGCCAGGACTCCGGAACGATGGGCCTCGTGCGGCTCTCGCCGGAACACGTGATGCCGACCGGCTGGATTTTTCCGACCGGCTATTTGTGGGCCACGCCTGACGGCCAAGTCGTGCCGCTGACGCTGGCCGATGTCGTGCACTTCAACGGCTACGACCCGGCCGATCCGGTGATGGGCATCTCGCCGCTGGAAACCCTGCGCCAAGTGTTGGCCGAAGAGTCCGCATCGACGGCGTACCGCCGCGCCTACTGGACGAATTCCGCGCGCCTCGAAGGCGTGATCACCCGGCCGAAGGATGCGCCGAAGTGGACCCCGGAACAGAAACAGGCTTTCCGCGAACAGTGGAAGGGTCGTTTCGCGGGCACCACCAACGCCGGACAGACCGCCGTTCTCGAGGACGGCATGACGTTCACGGCCACATCCTATTCGGCGCGCGAATCGGAATTCGTGCTGGCGCGGAAACTCACGCGCGAAGAGGTCGCGGCGCAATACCACGTGCCGCAACCGATGGTCGGCATCCTCGACCACGCCACGTTTTCGAATATCAAAGAGCAACACAAACAGTTGTACCAGGACTGTCTGGGGCCGTGGTTCGAATGGATTCAAGAGGAAATCGAAAAACAACTGCTGCCCGATTGCGACGACACCGACAACGTGTACCTCGAATTCAACATCGCCGACAAAATGAAGGGCTCTTTCGAGGAGCAAGCGGCCTCGCTGAAAGCGCTAGTCGGGCGCCCGATCATGACGGCGAACGAAGGGCGCGCGCGGCTGAACCTGCCGTCGATTCAGAACGATCCCACCGCCGACGAACTGGCGCTGCCGCTCAACACCACCGGCGGTCCGTCTGACGCCTTCGATGGCGGGCGGATTCCGCCGACGCCTGCGGAGAGTGCGCAGATTGCGCCGATTCTCGATGCGACCCGCGCCCGCCAGATTGATCGCTTGCAGCGATTGCCCGCGAGTGATCGCGCGTCCGCGTTGTTTGCCGGGTTTGATCGATGGCAGGCGGAACTGGTCGCGGACCTGACGCCCATCGTCGGACCCGAGCGCGCGGCGGCCTTGGCGCTCGAAGCCAACGTCAGCACCGCGATGACCCTCGCCGGATTGGAGCACGCCTGATGCCTCGCCACCACGCTTTAGATCGCGTCGTTGCCATGGCGCTCGAACCGTGGGCCATCACGAAACCGATGCTCGGGATCGTCGCGGGCATTCTGGCGCGCCGGATGGCGGGCACCGAAGCGGCCGACAGCCAGGTCGTCACGCGGCCGGTCAGCGGCTCGCTGCCGACCGGCACCGGCGTGGCCGTGATTCCGATTCACGGCGTGATCGCGCCGCGCATGAATCTGCTCTCCGACATCAGCGGCGGCGCCACGTTCGAAGAAGCGACCAGTCAGCTTCGCGATGCGGTGGCCGCGGCCGACGTCGGCACCATCGTGCTCGATTGGGATTCGCCGGGCGGCTCGGTCGCGGGCGCCACCGAATTTGCGCGGGAGGTGCTGCGCGCGCGCGCGGTCAAGCCCGTGATTTCGCAAGCGAATTATCTCATGTGCTCCGCCGCGTTCTGGGCGGGCGCCTGCGCCACGGAAGTGGTCGCCGCGCCATCGGCGATGGTTGGGTCGGTCGGCGTCTACACCATCCATGAGGATCTGTCGAAAGCGCTGGATCAACTCGGCGTGAAGCTCACGTACATTTCCGCGGGCAAATTCAAAGTGGACGGCAACGATGCCGAACCGCTGTCCGACACCGCGCGCGCCCACATGCAAAGCATCGTCGATGCGATGTACACGCGATTCGTGGGCGACGTCGCACTCGGGCGCGGCCTGACGCCCGCCGCGGTCGCGAACGGCTATGGCCAGGGCGAAGCGGTCACCGCTGACGAAGCGCTCAGCCTGCACATGGTGGATCGCATCGCCACCCTTGACGACACCGTGGCGCGCGCGCTGACCACGCCGCCGTCTGTGACGGCCGCGGCGCGGGCGCGCGCCCTATCGACAACCGCTGTCCTCGACACGCCGCAGGAGCCTGCGAAGGCCACCGGCCAGGATCGACGGCGCGCGGTCAGGCAACTCGAAACGCAATTTCTGGAACACCTGTTCCACCCGTAGGAGTTTCTATGGTTCCCAACGCGACGACGCTTGAGCAAACGCTCAACACGCGCACCGCCGAAGGCTTGGCCCTTGTGAAAAAGACGGCCGCGCTCTGCGAATCGGAAGATCGCGAAATGACGGCCGAGGAACGCGCCGCCATCAACGCTATCGGCGACGACTGCAAAACGATTGGCGCGAAGCTGGCGCGCGTCAAGGGCGATCAGGCGCTCATCTCCGACTTCGAACGGCTCGCGGTCGAAGGCAAGGGACGGCCGGTCACCGCGGCCGCCGCCGCGACGGCGAAGGGTCCGCGCCTCTCACTCGGGCAACAGTTCGTGCAGTCGGAAGGCTACGACTTTTTCCGCAACGGCGGGCATCGTAGCGGCTCCTCGTGGCGATCCCCGAGTGTGGAACTGATCGACCATGGCCGCTTTCGGGCCGACACCCTGACGGAAGATCCGACGTCGGGCGGCTCGCTGATCGTGCCGCAGTACCTCCCCGGCATCCTGCCGATTCTATTCAAGCGGCTGGTGGTCGCGGACCTGATGGCGTCGGGCCTGACGGATTCGAACGCGATCATCTACATGCAGGAAACCAACTGGACCAGCGCCGCGGCGCCGGTGCTCGAAGGCGGCGACAAGCCCGAGTCCAAACTGACGTTCGCGTCGGTCACCGACACCGTGCGGAAGATCGCGCACTGGCTGCCGGTGTCGGAAGAAATGTTGGAAGACGTCGCGCAGATCGCGAGCTACATCGACGCGCGCCTGCGGCTCGGTGTGCAGATCGAAGAGGAAGATCAGTTGCTCAACGGGACCGGCACCGCGCCGGAACTGCTCGGGCTGCTGCTGCGCCCGGGACTGGCGGCACCGTATGCGCGCGTGGCGCCCGTGACCAACTCCGATGCGATCCTCACCCAGATGATGACGATTTTCGCGACGTCCTTCCTGATGCCGGATGGCATCGTGATGAACCCCGCGAACTGGGCGGCGACCATCCTGACCAAGACGACGACGGGCGAATATTTGACGGCCGGGCCGTTTTCGCCCATTCAAACGCCGACCATCTGGGGCGTGCCGGTCGCGGTCACCCCGTCCGCGGTCGCGGGCACGGCCCTCGTCGGCGCGTTCAAACAGGGCGCGCAGGTCTTCCGCAAGGGCGGCATCCGCGTCGAGGCGTCGAATTCGCACGTCGATTTTTTCATCAAAAACTTGGTCGCGATTCGCGCCGAGGAACGGCTCGCGCTGGCCGTCTATCGGCCGGGCGCGTTCGGTGAAGTGACCGGACTCGCCTAACACACCACAGCCCGGGCGGGCGCAGGCCCGCCCGAGCAGCGGAAGGGACACCAATGGCGTGGTTCTGGGGCTATTCACGGATGCAGGGCGATCCGGGGCCGTGTCCCGTGGACGATACTCCGCACACCGCCTGCACGCCCGAAAGCGTCGGCGGCTCGCTGACGGTGCATAGTCACCGGCCGCGCGTGCTGGATCGCACGCCCGCGCCCGCGACCGCCGTGTCGCCGCCCTTCACCACGAAAACGTATCGACGGCGCCCGCGGAAGGTCATCCCGTGAGCAACTTTGTCGCCGCGCCCTGGGCCTCGCCGTGGTCGGTGTCCTCCATCGTGGTGACGCCGCCGAGCGAAGAACCGTTGACGCTCGATCAGGCGAAGCTGCTCGCCAATCTCGATTGGCCCACCGGCGATCCACGCGATGCGATGATGACCAGTTTCATCAGCGCCGCGCGGCAACAGGTCGAACAAGACACCGGGCTCGCGCTGCTCACGCAAACGCGCAACGTGACCATCACCGTGCGCCAGACGTATTACGGCTACTACGGCTATTGGAGTGCGTTCGGGTATATCGGCTACGACGGGTACTACTATCCGCCCGACCCGGTGATCATCCCGCTGCCGAATCAGGCGCGGCCGCTCCAGTCGATCACCCAGACGGGCACGCCTGTTGATCCGACCGACCCGTGGTGGATGCCCGATGTCACCACGACCTATCAGATCGTGGCGGGCTGGGCAGACCCGGCGACGTTGCTGCTCGAAGCGCCGTTACTGGTGCACGCGGTCGGCTTGCTGGTAGCGCATTACGCCACGCTCGGGCGCGACATCGCGACCGTCATCCGCGGCAGCTTGCTCGAATTGCCGTACGGCTACGAAGCGGCCATCGCGCCCTATCGCTTGGTGTGGGTACCGTAGTGGGCATCATCGGCGGCGCCATCGGGATCGCGGCTCGACCGCATCGGGTCACGCTACAAGCGCCGGGACCACCCGTGCCCGATGGTGACGGCGGCTACACCGAATCGTGGGTCAACCTGAACCCGCCGCAAGTGTGGGCGGAAATTGTGCCCGCCAGCGCGCGCGCCATCGAACGTCTGACGGCGAGTGTCGCGGTGCAAGCGGTCGCCACGCACGTGGTCACGCTGCCCTATCACCCGCAACTGACGGTGACCTCGAAACTCTTATTCGGCACGCGCGAGTTTCAAATTCACGACGTCGCGAACCTCGACGAAGTGAACACCACGCACGTGTTGATCTGCTCGGAGATTCTCAGTGGCTCAAATGTTGTTGGACGGCGTGGCTGAATTTCGCGAAATGCTCGCGGCGCTGCCGGCCAATCTGGCGGCCGAAGCCCAAGACATCGTCCGCGATGCGGCGGTCGCCGCGTTCGATGCGGACCTCGCTGCCTATCCGCCCGGCGAGCTCCGCGACAGCATGGTCCTGCTCGATGAAGGGACGCCGCTCGACGTGGTGTGGCGCGTCACCAACAAGTCGCCGCTCTCCACGTTCTGGGAATACGGCACGCAGGTCCGCCACACCAAGATGGGGTACAACCGCGGCGCGATGCCCGCGGCGCCGACGTTCGTGCCGAATGCCCAACGCGCGCGCGTGGACATGCTTCGCCGCTTGGTCGCGGTGCTCGAAGAAGCGGGTTTCGACGTGAGCAACGTATGAGCCTGCCCGATACCAGCGCGGTCGATGAAGCGCTCGTCGCCGTGTTGAGCCATGACGCGGCGCTGCACGCGATCTTGCCTGACGGCGTGGCGTTCGACCTCGCGCCGCAAGGCTGGACCCAATTCGTGATCGTGACCCAACTCGCGCACGTGGACGTCTATTCGATGACGGGCGCGCCGAATCCGGCATCGGCGTACGAGACGGTCACCTATCTGGTGAAAGCGGTTGCCAAGGGCACCAGCGGCCTCGCGACGAAAGACGGCGCCGCGCGCATTCACCAACTGTTGCAAGGCGCCTCGATGCCGATCATCGGCTACGACCTGATGCAGATGGAACGCACCGAACGCGTGCGCTACACCGAACTTGATCAAGCGACCCAAGATCGCTGGAACCATCGGGGCGGGCATTACGACATCTGGGTCACGCCCGAAAGTGCGGAAGGAGATGACCCCGTGGGCTACTACGCCATTGATTCGTTCGGTGGTGATCGCAGCGTCTACCAACAGACCGAGATCGCGAACGCCTATCCGACGATCAACGCCACGCAACCGTATGCGGCGGTCGCGCCCGGCACCGTGCTGCTGGTGCTCGATACGCTGCCCGCCGATGGGCAAGTCCAGTTCGAACTGTCGGCGCGGCTGCAAGCGGCGGGCGGCGGCGTGGTCGGTAAAGCGGCGCTCTTCAACATGGACCGCCAGACCGTGATCCCGGGCTCTGAACTGTCGTTCCCGGCGGACGATGTGATCGGCTCGCGGCAACGGAGCGGCCCGCTGACGCTGGCGCCGAGTGTCGCCTATGGCGTGCTGATCACCACGTCGGCCGCGGCGAATGGGCTGGCGGTGTGGGGCGCGAAACTCGTGCATCCGTAGGTGACGCCATGAAGTATCCGATCCCCGTCGCGATTCTCTGCGGTCTGCTCGGCTCGACGCTCGGCGTCTGGGCGCAGAACGAAATCTCGCGGTTTCAAAAAGTCGTCATCACCTCGACCGATCCCGATGCGCTGATCGTCGGCGGCCAACCTGTCTCGGGCGGCGGCAGTACACCGAGCTGCGGGCCGAATCAGTTCGTGCAGAGTTCCACCACGTGCGGCAAAACGCTGCTCGCCGCGAACCCGACCGCGACGACGCCGCTGTTGACCGTGGGCTATACGAACAATCCGACGCTGTTTCAGGTCTACACCGACCCGAATCCGAACGATGACGGCATCCGCGTTTTTGGTGGTGTGTATTTCGGCGGCAGCACCGGCAGGCAACTCGCCGTCGAATCGCCGGGTAATGACATCGGCGGGTTTTTCTCCATCACGCAAAACAACGAGATCATGAACGATCTCACGCGGCCCACGCTGACGTCGGGCTTCGGCGCGGGCGCGGCGTTGCAGGCGCACGCGACCGGCAGCCTCGGCCGCGTCACGCTGGGCACCGCCCCGGGCGCGACGTTGGTACTGGATACCAGCTTGTCATCGAGCGTCCCTGGCCCCGTGTGCATCTTTCAAAACGAAACGACCGGCACGTTGTTAGGCCATACGCAAAGCACGGGCACGATCACCATTACGGGCACGTTCACGGCAGGCGACCTGATCACGTGGATGTGCTGGGACATGCGCGGACCATGAAAGTCTTGGTCGTTTCACCGGGCGCCGCATGGTCCACCGCCGACGTCGATGCCGGTCTGCGCTACGGCCTCGCCGCGCATGGCGTCCAAGTGGTGCGCTTCCGCCTGACCGAACGCATCGAGCGCTCGCGCAGCCTGCTCTATGGCGCATGGCGCAAAGCCAAACGCACGCGGCCCGACCTGAAACGGCCGACCGCGGGCGACGTCTTTTACGAAGCGGGCGAACGGGCGGTGACGATGGCGCTGCGGCACGAGGTCGATGCGGTGATCGCCGTCTCCGCGATGTTTCTGCATCCCGACGTGGTGATTATGATGCGCCGCGCCGGACTGCGCGTGGTCGTCCTGTTCACCGAATCGCCCTATGACCTCGCGAGCGAGGTCGCCGTGGCCAAACTGGTGACCGGCTGCTGGACCAACGAATCGAGCGCCCTGCCCAACTTCCGCGCGGTCAATTCGCACGCGGGGTTCCTGCCGTGCGCGTGGCATCCCGAGATCCACACGCCCGAGCCGCAAGCGCTTGATGCCACCGTCGATGCCCACGACGTCGTTTTTGTCGGGTCGGGCTGGGCCGACCGCGTGGCGTGGTTCGAACGCCAGGACTGGACCGGCATCGATCTCGGGCTCTACGGCCACTGGCCCACGGTCGGGCGCCGTCACCGATTGGCGCGCTACGTCCGCCATGGCGCGGTCGATAACGCGCGCACCGCGGCGCTGTATCGGCGCGCGACACTGGGGCTCAACCTCTATCGAGACACGGGCGGCGCGCCGGCCGAATGTCTGAACCCTCGGGCCTACGAACTGGCGGCGTGCGGTGTGGTGCACTTCAGTTCCCCGCGCGCCGAAGTGACCGCGCGCTTCGGTGACTTGGTGCCCATCGTGCCGGACGGGATCGCCAGCGGCCTCATTCGCGACTGGCTTGCAGATGCAGACCGGCGGGCCGCGGTTCGCGCGGCCTTGCCAGCGACGGTATCGGACGCGTCGTGGATTCTCCGCGCGCGCACGGTGATCGGCGATTTACAAACCCTGCTGCGGGCCACCGCCGCAGCGTAGGAGAAACGACGATGCTTCACCACGGTAAGAACGGCGCCATCTACGCTTCGACGTCGGCCGCGGGCGCGGCCGCCTTGGTCGCGCACATCTCCGATTTCACCCTCGACATGGTGCAAAACACCGTCGAAACCACGTCGATGGGTGACACCAACAAAACCTATGTCACCGGCCTGAAGGACGTTAAAGGCACGCTGACCGGGTTCTGGGACGACACCGACGATACGTTGTTCGATGCGGCGGATTCGATTGACGGCATCGTGCTCGCGCTCTACCCGTCCGTGGTGGTGCCGGGCAAGTGCTTCAGCGGTCCGGCGTGGCTCGACGTCTCGATCAAAACCGGCGTGGCCGCGGCGGTGACGCTCTCCGGCAACTTCGTCGCGAACGGATCGTGGAAGCGGACCTAACGTGGACTTTGCACACCACGTCGTCATCTCCGGCGAGACAGGGCTCATTCGGTACGAACACGTGGTCTGCGCGCGGTTGGGCGCGTGGACCGTCGAGGACGGCGTCCTGTCCGCCGTCATTCTCGAAGTCGTCAACGCGTGGTGGCTGTCGCAGCCCGCCAACACGTTTCAGTTCGTGATTCCGCGGCCGAATGGTCGAACCATCGAACGCGGCATCACGGGGTTGCAGATCGCGGGCAGCGCGCTCGGAGCGCAACTGATCCCGAAAGTGAGGCCGACCAATGCCACGCATGTATCGCCCTGAAACGGTGCGCCTGTCGCTGTCCGATGACGGCTGGATTCTGATCAAAAAGCGGCTGACCGCGGGCGAAACGCGGCACATCTTCGCCCGCATGGTCAAAAAACTCGAGCCAGGCAAGCCGCCAGAAATTGATCCCGAGCAGGCGGGCCTCGCCAACGTCGTGGAATATCTGGTCGATTGGAACATCACCGACCCCGAGGGACGCCCGATTCCGATTCGCGATCAGAGTCCGGAATTTATCGCGTCGGCCTTGAACGAACTAGACTCGCTGGCCTACACCGAAATTCAGGAAGCGATCAGCACGCACATTGCGGCGATGGATGCCGCCCTGGCCGAAGAAAAAAAAATCCGGACTGGCGCGCGCGAATCGTCAGCGACCTCCACATCTGCCGCCTGATGCACTGGACGTTGCCGGACCTGCTCGACGTGCCGGTCGAAGTGTACGAAGTGTTGGTCGATGACCTGAACACCCAGCCGCCGCGGTGACTCTATGCCGACCATGAACGCGCGGTTCAACGCTGATTTCACCTCCTTCTCGGCCGCGGTCGCGCAGGCGGATGTCGAGTTACGCGGGTTCGACGCGAACATCGGCGACGTCAGCAAAAGCCTGTCGAAGATGGTCGATGACTTCGGCGGGCGCCAACTGATCGAACAAGCGACCCTGATGGCCGATGCCGTCGCCAAGATCGGCGGCGCCAGCCAACTGACCGACGAACAACTCGCGCGCATCAACGCCACCGTCAGTGAGGCGTCGGACAAGATCGCGCGGCTGGGCGGCGAAGCGCCGCAGTCCTTCCAAGACATCACCGACGCGGCGAAACGGCTGGACGATCAGGACAAATCCACCGGCACGTCGTTCACCGAACTGGTGTCGAGTTTCGTCAGCGCTCAAGCGATCATCGGCGCGCTGACGACGGCGTGGCACACGCTGATCGGGTTCATGGAGGATTCGATCACCGCGGCCAATGACGAAACCGCGGCGCAAAACAAACTCAATGCGGCGCTGACGGCGCAAGGCACGTTCGTGCCCAGCGTCACCAAGGCGTACGAGGACTACGCCAAAAGCCTGCAACAGACGACGACCTATTCGGCGGTGACGATTACCCAGACCGAAGCGATGCTCGCGCTGGTGGGCGGCGTGATGCCGCTCGACATGGAACACGCGCTGCACGCGACGACCGATCTGGCGGCGGGCCTCGGCGTCGATCTGAAAACCGCGACCGAAATGGTATCGCGCGCGGCCGAAGGCAACATCACCGTCTTGAGTCGGCACGGGGTCGAACTGGATAAGACGCGCGCGGCGGCCGAAGGCTTTGGCTATGTGCTCGATCAGATCGACGCCAAGTTCGGCGGACAGGCGGCGACCGCGGCGCAGACCTACGCCGGGCGGCTGGCGCAACTGTCGAACGCATGGGGCGACGTCGAATCGGCGGTCGGCAAGATCATCACCCAGAACGGCACCGTGCTGAAAGCGGTGTCGCTGGTCACCGAAGCGCTGAACAAATACACCACCGATCTCGATTTCAACCGGCAGACGAATAACTTCGTCTCCGATGCGCTGATCGACCTGACGCAAGCGATGGCGTTCGTGATCCAGTCGGTGACCTGGCTGGTCGGCAAGTTCGCGGACTTCCACGTCGCCGGGCTCCAACTCGAAAAAGATTTGCTGCGCACCGAGAAGGCGTTTATCGACATGGCCGACGCCTCGCTTCAGGTGTTCCGGATCACCGACCCGGTCGGCTGGGCGCGCACGTGGTCGGTGGCCTCGAAAGACATGGAGGTCGAGAGCGACCGCATCGCGCAAAAAATCAAAGACCTCAGCACCGCGCAGAATGACACGGCGAAAACGACCGACGACTGGGCGAAGAAAAACGCGACGATGCAGGCGGCGCTGGCGGACTTCGGGAAGCAACTCGAAGCGACCCGCGGCCAGACCGTGAAGCTGGCCGACGCCAGCCAGCAGAACGCGAACGCGTGGGACAACAGCACGCAACCGCTCGCCCAAAACGTCAAGGCGCAGAAGGACGGCCAGAAGCAAGCGGACCTCTACGCCAAAGCGCTGCAAGGGCTCACCGACGCGATTGGCGGGCCCGATGGCCTGAACCCCGCGACCTACGAAGGGATCAAATATTTTCTCCAGTACAGCCAGAACACCGGCGACATCGCGCGCGTGATGGGCACCACCGCCGAAGCGGTCAAGACGGTATCCGATGCGCTGAAACAAAGCGCCAAAGACGCCGACGTGTTGCAGAACATGCGCGACCGGATCGCCGGGCCCGATGGCCTCGATCCCGCGGTAGTCGAAGCGATCAAGTACTTCCTCGAATTCGGCAAGAGCGTCGAGGACATCGCCAAAATCATGGACGTGTCGAAAGGCGCGGTCCAAGGCGTTGACGACGAAGTCAAGGTGATGGCCTACATCCACCAGCAAACGCTGGGGACCATCAAGATCGCGTACGAACAGTGGTCAAAGTCCACGACCGCCGCTCTGAAAACGACCAACCAAGCGGTCGCCGACAATCTCACCGCGACGGTGGACTGGCAGAAAAAGCTCGGCGATCTCCTGGACACCAGTCCGATTCACAAAATCTCCGAGACGTGGAAAACCGAGCTCGCCAAGCTGGACGATCCCGAACATCGGATGCAAGAGAACTGGCAGGCCGCGGTCGATTCGCTCAACGCCTATTTCACCGAGCAGATCAAAGAGGAAAAGTGGAAAGACGCGCTCACCACCGCGGGCACCGGCGCCGCCACCGATTTCATGTCCGCGTTCGAAGGGCAACTAGCGCAGTTGCCGGGTCTGATCAGTAGCGCGATAGGCGGCGGCAACATCAGCCAGGGCTTCTCCAATCTCGGGAAAACGCTCGCCGGCAATATCGGCAGCGACATCGGCAAAAGTTTCGCGACCAGCGGCGTGGGCGCGAGTATCGGCAGCACGATTTCGAATGCCGTCGCGGGCGGCAGCACCAAAGCGGCGGGCCTGTTCACCAACGTGATCGGCGGCGCCATCAGCGGGGTCGCGACACTCGGCATCAGCACGGCGATCAGTCTCGGGGCGACGTTCATCGGCAAGCTGTTCAACGATCCCGAAAAGCAAATCAACCCGGTCCGTGAAGCGTTCGTGCAGGCGGCGGGCGGGCTCGACATGTTGAACCAGAAGGCCTACGCCGCGGGCATGACGCTGAATCAGTTGCTCCAAGCGAAGAACGCCGACCAATACAACGCGGCGATCCAAGCGCTCAACGACGGCTTCACCCAGCAGGCGACGGACCTGCAACTGGTGACCGACACCGCGGCGAAATACGGGTTCACGCTCCAAGAGCTGGGCCCCGCGCTGCAAAAGCAAGCGCTCGATACCCAAGCGCAGCAACTCTACAAAGATTGGCAAGTCCTGAATTCCGCGGGGCTCGACACCGTTGCGATTACGACGCGTATGGCCAGCAGCGTCAGTGCCTACGTCGATCAGGCGATTGCGATGGGGTCGGACGTGCCTGCGGCGATGGAGCCGATGATCGACCAGATGGTCAAGACCGGCCAACTGCTCGATGCCAACGGCAACGCGATCACAGACTTGGGCGACGCGGGCGTCACGTTCACGATGACGATGTCGCAGGGATTCCAGGCCCTGATCGCCTCGGTCAAGGATCTCACCACCGTGATTTCGCGCAGCCTCGGCGTCGCGCTCGATGACACACGGCAGCAACTGCTGACGATGCCGACCACCCTGGGCGTCGATGTCCACTACAACGATCCCGGCTTCACGCCGAGCGGCGGCGCATCGGTGACCGGGACCGAAGCACAAACCGTGGACGTTCCTGGCTACGCCACCGGCACCAACGGCAATTTCCTCGACTTCGGCCGCGGCTCGCTGGTGATGCTGCACAACAAAGAAGCGGTCGTCCCGCAGGGTCAATCCGTGGGCTCGAGTGATGCCGCGCCCGGCGTCACCGTGATCGTCAACGCGCAAGGCGCGTTCTTCGATACGCCCGATTCCATGCTGCGGCTCGCGGACAAAGTGAACGAAGCGCTGACGACGAAGTATGGCCTGACGCATCCGCTGCGGGCGGCCTGAGAGGGACGACGATGGGCACCGCACAAGCGTCCGACTATTTCGAAAACGCGATCATCGATCACTTCTTCCGCTCGCGGACCGTGCCCAAACCGGCGGCGCTCTACGTCGCCCTGTTCACCGCGGCGCCGAGTGATGCGGGCGGCGGCACCGAAGTGCCCACCTCCACCGGCTACAAACGCGTGGCCCTCAATCCGAATGATTTGAATTGGACGGCGACCCAGACCGGCACCACGGGCAACAGCACCGGCAACAGCGGGCGCACCACCAACGCGATTGCGATCACGTTTCCACCGCCGGTCAACGCGGCGTGGGGCACCATCACCCATTTCGGCATTTTCGATGCGCTCACGGGCGGCAACCTGCTCGTCTGGGATGCGCTCACCGCGCCCGGTGTGGTTCGGCAAGGCGACAACGCCGCGGTGTTTCCGGCGGGCGGCATCGGCATTACGGTCAAGTAGATGGCGACCATCGATCTCGTCGTGGTCGGCGCGGGCGGCGGCGGCGCGGCCCCAAACGGCGGCGGCGGCGGCGGCGGCAAGGTCGCGCAAAGCTCCGGCGTCTCGGTCACGCTCCCAGCCACGCTGACGATTACGGTCGGCCAAGGCCACGCGGGCGCGGATGGTGATGCGTCCACCGCGTTCGGCGTCACCGCGCCCGGCGGCAAGACGGGCATCGGCACCGTCACCCAACCGACCAGCGCCCCCGTCGATTTCCTGGTCGTCGCGGGCGGCGGCGGTGGTGGCGGCGGCACCGGTTACGGCGCGTTCGGCGGCGGCGGCGGCGGCGGCGGCGTGGTGCAGGGCACGTACCAGACGGGCGCGGGCTCGTACGCGATCACCGTCGGGGCGGGCGGTCCGGGCGCGCATGGCACGAACACGCGGGCGGCCAACGGTGGCGATAGCGCGTTCGGCGGCTACGTCGCGAAGGGCGGCGGCGGCGGCGGCAACTCGTCGGCCAATCCGCCAGACAAGCTCGGGAGTGCCGGTGGCAGCGGCGGCGGCAGTGCGAGCAGTGATGCGAATAACAACCCCGGTGGCGCGGCCTCGCAAGGGTTCCCCGGCGGACGGGGCGACAACACCGGCCTCTCGGCGTCGGGCGGCGGCGGTGGACAAGGTCAAGCGGGCGGCGTGGGCAACGGCCATTTCGGCGGCGCGGGCGGCAACGGGTTCACCGCGTTCGATGGTTCACAGGTCGGCGGCGGCGGCGGCGGCAACGGCCAACAAGGGCGCGGCCTTGGTGGTGTGGGCGGCGGCGGCAACGGCGGCGCGGGCGGCGTGCCCGACACACCCGGCGTTCCGAACACGGGCGGCGGCGGCGGCGGCGGCACGGGCCAAGACGGCGGCTCCGGTAAGGTCGTACTGCGCTACCCGACTGGCGCCCTGATCGCGACCGGCGGCAACATCAGCACCTCGGGCGGCTACACCTACCACACGTTCCCGAACGTCGGCACCGTGTACTTCACGGTCACCGACCCATTCGCCGCGGGCTCCAACAAGGGCGGCGCCGCGGGCAATGGCAACGCGGGCGGCGCGGGCGCGCTGGGCACCGCGGGCGGCGGCGGCGGCGGCGATGCGGCGGCGGGCGGCGCGGCGTCTGCGAACGTGGGCGGCGCAGGCGGCACCGGCACCACGGTCGCGTGGTATCCCGGGGCCACGTTCGGCGCGGGCGCGGGCGGCGGCGGCGCGACCCCGGGCGCCCCAGCGAGCACGCAACCGAACAGCGGCGGCGGCGGCGCGGGCGGCGCGTCGGTCACCGCCGGGCAAGATGGCACCGTCATCGTGCGCGCGCCGAACGGCACGATTGGATTTTCCGGCGCGGACGCCATCTCGGTCGGCACCACCACGACGATCTGGGTCTGGTCCAAGAGCGCGACGATCACCGCCTACGTGCCCGCCACGCCGACGTTCGCGGTCGAAGCGGAGATCGACGTCGGCACCGACACCACGTTTCTCGCGGGCGGGCCGTTCAAAGCGTATCTGTGGGCGCGCAGTAAGGTCGCGCGCTCGCACACCACGCGATCCGGCTACATCGCGCCAGCGGTCACCGTGCTGCTCACCACCTACGACGCCAATGGCAATTCCACCGGCACGCAAGATTTGTCGCACGTCATCCAGCGCGGCACGCTGCACATCAGTCAACAACTGAACCAACCGGATCGCTGCACGTTCACGCTGATTCCGCAAACGCCGTTCGTGCCGCATATCGGTGACCGGCTGATGATCGGCCTTGCGGCGGTCGGCGGCGGCACCACGGGCGCGGCCAAGCAGGTCGCGCGCGCGGAGTTCGGCGGCGGCGTCGTCAGCACCACCAACACGCGGCGCAACGGCAATCTGCCGCCATGGATCTCGGTCACCTGTCAGGCGTGGGACTGGTGGTTTGACTCGCGCCTCGTGACGTGGGCGTGGCCCAGCCAATCGGCGAATCTCACCATTGCTGATCTGGTGAATCGGTTCGTGAACAACGGCGACCGACCGAGCACGAGCCCCGTCTTTTCCGTCGCGGACGTGCAGTCAGGACTGGCCACGCTCGACGCGTTCGAAGTGAGCAACGCGCGGCCGACCGATGTGCTGCGCCAGATCACCGGCTTGCTCGGCGGCGGGTTTTACGTAGACCCCCATTTGATTCTGCACGCGTGGGGCGGCGGCGCGGAACAACTGCAGACCGATCCGGTGATGCTGACGAACGACCTCCAATCGTTGAAAAGTTTTCAGCACACCTACGACGGCACGCAACTGCGCAGCCGCGTGATCGTGGAAGGCAGTACGGCCTCGGTGCAGATTGACATTCCGCAAGGTGCGACGACCAATTCGCTACCGCTCGACGACGAAACCCTGCTCAGAGGTGACGACCCGACCGTCATCCGATGGACGCGATTTGGATCGCAATGGGGCCTGCAACGCGTCTATCACGGCGCGTTCCCGGTCGGTAATCCGCCGCAGACCACCGCGATTGCGCGCGCGGTCCCGAATGGCACCGCGCAGGTCAATTTGGACTTCGCGAGTCGCGCCGTCGCGCCACCCTCCAATTTCGAATACGGGTTTTGGCTCAAGGTCGGTGACACGTTTCTGTTTTGCCTCGGCCTGACGGATCTCGGCAGCGGCAACTGGCGCACGGCGCTCAACACGCAGATCACGGCCGCAGCGCCTTACGGCTCGCTGGCCTCCGCGATTGAAGTCGGCGCGCAGATCACCGGCGTCGATTACGCGTTCTGGGGTCCAGTGGCCTACATCCGCGGCCTCGCCGCTAACTCCACCGCTGGCACGATTCGGCATCACCCGGTCGATTCGCCATTTATGGTGTTGACGAATTCGGAGGACACGCGCACGAACGCGTATCCCTACATCGAATCGCTTGTGCAGGACGGGCGCTACTCCTACGCAGGCGCGCAAGCCCGCGGCGACAGCGACCTGACGGCGTTCCAAAATCCGCTCTTGCAAGCGCTCTGGGAAACGGACGATTTCAACGCGCGCCCTGGGCGCCTGCAACGCATCCACCTGACCGATGTCGATCCGCTCGATGCGAGCCTGACGATTCTGAGCGCCGAAGTCACCGTCGATTTACTAATCCATGCGCCGCGCCGGGTCTGCACCGCGGGCGCGGTCAAACCGAGCACGCTGCTCGATGTGCTGCTGACGAATCCGACATAGAGGAACACCGATGCCTATTACACGCACCGCGATGATCGATGACGACGGGTCGGGACTGACCGGCACCATCATTGACAACCCGTGGAAAACCGAACTGTATAACCAGATCGACGCGGCCGACGTCGCCGCGAATAGCACGCAACTCCTCCACGCCGCGGCCGGTAATACGACGCTGACGGGCGGCCAGAACCTAGACCTAGTATCGATCAGCGGATTAACCGCCCTCGATTGGCTCGAAGTGTTTTGGCACCTCCAAAATGGCAGTGTGGCGAACGCCAATCCGGTCAAGTTCGCGACCACCAACGAGTACATCGGGCAACTCGTCCCCTCTATCGCGGCGGGCACCGTCGCGCAGGGACACTCCATCATTCGTCAAGGGGTGAGCCAGCCGCTCGCCTGCGGCTGTCTGTCCGAAGGCATGATGGCCGCCGCGCGCGTGGATAGTTTTCAGTACGCTGCCATCACGGTCGCGTGGACGGCCACTTGGACGCTAGCGCTGCAAGCCCTCGGGTTGCCCGCTGGGGGTTCCTTGAACTGGGCGTGGAACGTCTATCGCCGCAAAGGGCAATAGGAGGGCACATGGACCCGTTGTTAGTCGTGATCGTCGTGCTGTTGGTTCTCTGGATTGCAGGCGTCGGGCTCGGTGGCGTCTATCTCGGCGGCGGTTTGATCCACATTCTGATCGTGCTGGTGATCGTGCTGGTGTTGGTGCGCCTGCTGACAGGCCGCCATCTGTGAACAAACGGACATATAGAAAAGAACGCACCATGAAGGAAAAGGGACACCCGAAGGCCAGTCACAACGAAAAGGTCACCGTGCTGCGGGTTGATGACGGCGAACCGTTCATCGAGTCGGCGCAACTGATCACCAACGGCGACGGCTCGGTGAGTTTCCTGCTCGACAGCGGCGAGTATGCAGGCCAAGACCCCGAGCACTACGGCGAGCGCGTCGATGGTGAGAACAAGCAATATCAACGCGCGACCGTCAGCGGCAACACGGTGACGTTCCTGCCGCATCCGGACTACCCGGCCTACGTGTATCTCTTCGGCGCCGGCAAGGTGTACCCAGTATGAGCGCCGCGGCCATCGCCGCTTGCATGGGCCGCGCGACCACACCCGCGCCGCCGATCATCGTGCGCGCCCCGCTGCCGCTGCCACTGCCGCGCGCAGATCGCGACGGCGTGCCCTGGGCGACCACGCTGCCGTGGGAGGGCGGCGTGGCGCCCATCGACCGCGACTACTGCCGCGGCGATGCGTGGGGCGTCGAAATGCCGGGCGCGCCGATGGTGCCCGGCGTCAGCGGGCGCTATCCCGAGCGCATCCTCTCGTGGTTTCTGGATCGCTATCCCGACAAATTCCAGCACGAGTACCTGACCAAGTACGCGGGCTTCGGCTACACCCACTTCTATTTGTCGCCGCCCGATTCCATTCAAGGCTTCGGGCGCACGCTGGCGCAGTTCAAAGACACCTGCAAGCTGGTGAAACAGTACGTGCCGTATGTCGGCCTGAACCTCGCGTCGAAGCTCTATCAGCCGCGCGACATGACCGCCGACGCGTTTCAGGCGTATGTTGATCCGCTGCTCGATGCGCTGCTCGATGTCGGTGACGAATTCGTGCCCGCGTGGGAATACGATCTGTGGAACATCCCCGGCCCGAATGCGGTCACGATTCACAAACACGTCGGCGACCGCGCGCACGCCGCGGGCAAAACGTGCTGGCAGCACTACTCCGCGCACGTGACGTCATGGTTTGCCGATGGCGATTCGCGCGGGCGCTTCGGCTGGTATGACGACCTGGGCCACTCCACCAACGGGATCAACTATCAAGGCGATCCCAACTGGACGACGCAAGACGCGTGCGACCGCGCGGTCGATACGTTATGGCAGTTCGCGCAGCAAGGTTACGGTCACAAGTTCCGGTACTGGGAAGACCTCGCCACGCTGATGTTCGATGGCAACCCGCAGTCGGATTTCATCAACGGCGTGTGGGTGCCGCGCGGTCCGGCGATGACACCCGAGGATGCGAACTGCCGCGGCTGGTATCTCGCGTGCACGTTCGACAACGTGAAAGGGACCGACGGCAAAGTATGGGGCTTCGGCAACGGCGGCCGACACCCGGACGGGTCACGGATCTGATCGCGGGTCTATTGCTGGCGATGCTGGCGAGCGGCTGCGGGCTGGAAAGCGATCTGAAACATCGCCTCCACCTGCGGTCGCTGGTCTGCGCCGATGGCTGGCCGGTGAAACTGTTACAGGACTCGCGCTGCCCGGACGGGATCTGCGGCTACACCTGCGCACCAGGACGATGGGCCGATGTCGTCACACCTTGAATCCGACGTAGAACAAATCGCCGCGCGCCGTGGTCGCCAGATGTGTCCCGCATAATCCGGCAGCCGCGGCCCACGTCGCCACCTCCGCGCCAGAACAATTCCGGTAAAACTCACCCGGCCGCAACGGGCCACCATCGCGCGCCGAATGCGGTGCCCTGCCCGTGGTGGCACAAGTCACGATCACGATCCCATCGGTCGCGATCATCTGCCCGATTTGCGCAAAGATCGCCGCGGCCTCTGCGGTGTGCTCCAAGACTTCGCAACAGACCACCGTGTGAACTTTGACCGCGGGCACGAATGCCGCGGCATCGGCGACGACATCGACGCCGGGCCCCGCGATCAGATCGACTCCGATATACGGCGGCGCGCAGGCGGCGAACAAGCCGCGGACGCTGCCGTTGATGTCGCGCGATCCGAGTTCGATCACCGGGCCGTGTGGCTGATAGCAAGCCACCGCCCATTGGACAAACGCAAAGGCTTCCGCGTGCATCAGGCCACCACCATGTCAGGATCTTCCGCCGCTTCGGGCGCGGTCGTGCGGATGGCGAGGTTCCACGCAATCGCCAGCCCCACAATCGGATCGATGCGCCCGCGGCTGCGCTTTTTGACCGGATAGATATTGTCTTTCCCGTCGCGCTGCACCACCACGTTGCCCGCGCACCAGAGCATCAACGGATCGCGCTCCGCATCGACTTCGCCCGCGAGCACGGCCGCTTCGAGGGCCAGACAGCCGCTCGACATCCCCGGATACGATTGCGGCACTTCGAGAATTTGATCGACGTCGAAGCCATCATCGCGCGTCAGTTGCGTGATCAACTGGTCGGCGTGCCACGGGTCGAAGCCCACGCGCACAATCGTCGCGTCCTGGCGCAGCTCCCTGAGCGCCGCGCGGATGACTTGGTGATCCACACGCGTGCCCGGCACCGGCAACAGGTAGTGCGCCGCGGCCCATTCTTCGTAGGGCGCCCGGTCGCGCCGCGCCCGCTCTTTCATCGTCTCGGCAGGCGTCCACACCCAACGCCGCACACACCAGCGCGCCCGCGTCGGCGTGGGCGGAAACAACGCGATCATCGCCGTCAGGTCCAACTTGGCCGCGAGGTCGATGCCAACAAAGCACGGATCACCCGGCAGTAAATCGAGCGCATCGGTTTGCCCTTTGCGCCAGCCATCGAGCGACAGCCACGGCTGTAACGTGTTCACCCAGAGATTCAAATGCTTCTGTTGATAGGCGGCGGCGGCGCCCGTGATGCCGAGCGCTTTGATCACTTTCGTGCGCAGGTCTTCAGGGTTCACCGAGATCCCGTAATTCGGATTCGCTTTGCGCGCCGTGGTGTCGAGCGTCCAATCATCCTCGGGGTCGGCGTGCGCGATGAACGCGAAATAGGTTTCATCGACCAACGCGCGCTCGAGAATTTGACAGGCGTAATTGTGTTCGTGGCCGCACGGCGAGTTCGGGTCATCGCCCGCGGTCGTGATTTTGAAGATCACCGGCTGGCGGCGCGCGCCCGTCGCGGTTTCGAGCACATCGATCATCCCGCGCGTTTTGTATTTGTGAATCTCGTCCAAGCTGATGAAATGCGGGTTGAGCCCGTCCATCGAATCTTCGTCGGCGCCCAGCGGTTCGAGTTTCGAACTGGTGACCTCCCGAAAGAGGTTCGATTTCAGCACCGCGATCCGCGTGCGCAGGCCGCTCGATACCACCAGTTGTTTCGCGTCCCCGAACACGATCCGCGCCTGATCTTTTTTGGTCGCGGCGCAGTAGCCCTCGGCCCCGGGCTCGCCATCGAAAAACGTGACATACACCGCGACGACGGCATCTTCGAGGGACTTCCCTTGCTTGCGCGGTAGTTCGTTATACGAATGCCGGAAGCGCCGATAGCCCGTTTCGCAGTGGACCCAGCCGAACAGCGAGCCGAGCCGGAACACCTGATGCGGTTGCCAGCGAATGTACTGGCCCGCCCACTCGCCTTTGTAGTGTTTCAGTTGTTCGCCGAAGCGGAGAAACCGATTGACCAGATCGAGGTCGAGGCGAAACGGAAACGCGCGCGTGGCTTCGCGACTGCGATCAAACTCGTGACGGGCGCACGCAAGGCGATGGAATTTGCCCGCGGGCACGTGCCCACGTAACACCGTTCGAGCGTACCCATCCATCTCATGTCGCGCCACGCGGCGCCTTTCCTGGGTTAGTGATCGTGTCGCGGCGATGCCGCCGGCGGCGGCGCATCGAATTCACCGAACGGGTCGGCGTCGGGCGCGGTGACGGTGACGCGGGATCGGCTCGATGGCGTCAACCCGAGCTCCGGCCAGAGTTTCGTACAGCCCGACAAGGCCTTCGTCGCAATCGCGAGATACGGATTCGGAATCGGATACCCGTTCGGCGTTTGAATGACCATGCCCGACGTGCGGACGCGATCCATCGCATCGAGGTACCGGGCCCATTCGAGACAGAGCGCCAGCAGCGCGGCGCGGTCGGCATCGCTGATCTGTCGGGCTTTGTGCAGCATGGGCGCCAACCGCTGCCATTCGGCCAGCGCCGTGGGCACCGCGGCCAGTTCGGGCGGGTCCGCGCGCCACGTGTGGTCGGACGTGGGCGGTTGTGGTTCGTCGTGGTTCATGGCCCGCTTGCCCGGGTTCCCTTCCAACCGGCGGCGCCATGAGGGTAACGGCTTGCGCCCTGCGCCCATGGTTAAAACAATCCCGCCACCGGCCGCAGCGCGATCCGCCGCGGCGTCGGATACTCGCGGACGATGGCGCCATCGAGTTCGATGCCCATCTCGGTGCGCGGCGCCGCCGACTGTTTGAAAAAGAACGCCGTGCCCTGGCGCGTGGCCTTCTGCCGCAGCTCGCGCACCCACGCATGATCCATCGGCCGGAAGTCTGGCCCAGATTCGCCGCCGACGATCAGCCAATCGATCTTGCGGAGGTCTAACGACGGCATCGGCCCGAGCACAGGTTCGGCCGAAATGAACCGTACCGCGGCCGGAATCTCGCGCAAGCGGTCGGCGCGGTACGTGTGCCGGTCGTTTTCGATGCTCACACCGAGCCAGACGTTGGGATACCCGCGGCCCCAATCGGCGGGCAAATGGTCGGCAATGCGATCATCGCGCTTCGTGAGGATCTGAAAATGCAGATTCGGGCAGGCGCGGACGACGGCCCACGCCTCGGCGCGCCACGCGTCCGCGGTCGGATGGAACCAATCGGACCATGAACACGTGAACACGCGCTCGATGCGCTTCGCGGCCGCGGCCTCGCGCTGCCACTTGGCGGGCTGGCCCCACGTTTTCGTCCGGACCACCACGGTCGGGTCTTGGCCGTAGCGCTCCTGCGCCGTGAACATATAGCAATGCGCGCAGCCCGGCGACACTTTGTCGCAGCCGCGCCACGGGTTCCACGTGCGTTCGGTCCACGCGATGATCGTTTGTTCGCTCACTTAGGCTCCTTCGGCATAGTAGCCGCTTTCTTTTTCCGGAATTGCTCCCGGCGCGTTTGCCAGCGCCAGCCGTGCGCGCCGCAACTGACATCGAGGGCGCGATCCGCGTGCCCGCCGACGACCGGCTCGCCGCAATGCGCGCACACCCGCCGCGGGCGCCCCGCTTTTTTGGCGTTCTGTTTTCTCGCCCGCTTCTGGCGGGCCGTGTTCGCGAGTCCACCAAGGCGCCCGAGGACGGCCGCGGCGTTTTCTTCCGTGATAGTTTTTTTGGCCATAGTTAGCGCTTTAATTGTAGCAGTGAAATGCAGGCGGCGGCGGCGAGAATGCAGGCGCGCGGACTGCCGCGACTGCCGCGATGATTCGCGGCGGCGGCGGCTTTCGCGGGCGGCGGCCGAGCGGCGGCGGGCGGCCGGTCCTGGGTTCGCGGCGGGCGGGCGGCTGGGCGGCTGGCGGGCGGCTGGGCGGGCTTGCGGGGCGGCTGGCGGGCGGCGAGCGCTGGCGGGCGGCTGGCGGGGCTTGGCGGGCGGCTGGGCGGCTGGCGGCGGCTGGGCGGGCTTGCGGGGCGGCTGGCGGGCGGCGAGCGCTGGCGGGCGGCTGGCGGGGCTTGGCGGGCGGCTGGGCGGCTGGCGGCGGCTGGGCGGGCTTGCGGGGCGGCTGGCGGGCGGCG